CTGATCTGGCAGCACGCCAGTGCTTTTATACGGAGCCAGCGCAAACGGCACAGCAGGGCTTAGAGTATTCAGGGCAGTCGTGACGCGTTCAAAGATGGTGGTCATGATGCAATACCTTTTGCCTTCAAGATTTCTTTCAGCTTGTTACGCCAGCGATGGCGGCTTTTGGTGATACCGGGCCGAAAGAACGGTTCAGCAGCCTGGCGCGCCGTGCCAAATTCCTTATAAAAGCCTTGCACCGCATCTTTGCCAGCCGCGGTAATCTTCACAAAAACATAATTCCCTTCGCGTTTTGCCGGAGCCTGCTCGATGGTTGCATCCGTTTCACCGGTCCATGTTTCACTACTGGCTTTCAAAAGTTCGTGCATGTTGTCGGTAACGATTGGCGCGGCTTCCTCGAGCGCTTCTGCACAGGCAGTATCTACATCATTACCTGCCGCCTGGATTTTCTCCAGATAATCTTCGAGCGCGCTCAGCGTGAATGTTCCTCGGGTAGTCATGCTAAACCGTGCCCTTAACTTGCTCGACCACCATTTCAACCCAGCGGTTACGGCCCTGCACCTGGTCAACAGACAGCATCTGCCAGGCTTCACCGGCTTTCAGGATGCGCCAGGTAGGCAGAACATCTGCCCGGTAACGTATGGTTACGGTCGCACGTTGCGCTGATTGCCGCGAATCACTCTGGACAGCCTCCTGACCATGCGCATTGATCCAACGCGCCCACACGGTCGGATTGGTGGCCACGTTGGCCCAACCAGGCACCTGCGCTCCACCGGCATCTTTAACCAATGTCGGCTGCTGGAATGTGATGCTCGTGCGCATATCGCCTGGGTTGACCGTAAATCGATTCATCTTTGCCTTATTTCCTTACTGGCGGCCAGCACAGGGTATTAGCTGGCCGCCAGCTCAGGAGGTTACCATCAGGCAGGGGAGGGGCTGCCTGGTATGGCTTAGAGAGACTCCACCGGGACCAACAGCGCCCGGTAGTATTTGGCTGAGAGATCATCCAGCGATAGCTGTTGGATCTCCCCGGCAACCGAGATCACCGACTCAAACAACGCAGATTGATTGCCGCTCACGCCGATCAACCCAACCAACGACTGGACCGTGTCGCCAACTTCGGCGCCCGCTACTGTAATCGCCCCGGCTCCGCTGCGGCCTGCAAATGTTTTATAGCGCAGGGCAAGCGCTTCGAGCTGGGTCAGCGCCGCCGTCAGGCTGGCCGAATGCGGCGCCGTGGATACCATTTGCATCGCCGGGTTGTCATACCAGGTGGCCAGCAAAATGCGCGCTGCGCTTTTTGCGGTCGGATGCACCGGGCTATCGCTGGTCCAATCGCGCCCTGTGGCATTTTTGATGTAATCATCCACAGATGGCAGCAGGTCCAGCATCGCCGGGTCATCGGCGCTGGTGCGAATGGTATTGGCGGCTTCAGCAGCGGTCAGGATGTTGGGCATGGTTTACCCGAGCAGCAAAGCAATCGCTTCAGGTTTGACGGCTTTGACGCCCCAGGCCAGGCCCACTTCGTAGGCAACCCGGCGGCGCTGGCGATACATGGCCACCTGGAACGAGATCCCGGTGACCGGGTCGGTGATGACGGTCACATCGTCAGCGGCATCGCCGCCTTCAGGCATGGCAGGCACACGCAGCAAGGCATGGATGGCCGAGCGGCTGAAACCCATGTTGGCGGCGTAGTTGTTGCCAACGCCAACCGGGTCGTTGTTGACCCAGGCCACGCGGGTACCAGGGTTCGCCAACACAACATCGCCATCGCCATCACCGGCAAAGCCGGTTTTGACAACGTATTTGTTGGTGTCTCGGCTGGTCTTGTTATTCGTCAGAATATCGCCAGCCAGAATGGTGCCGGTACCGGTGTCGACGTGGAAGGTCTTGGTGCCAACGGCATACCCGGCAGTCAGATCAGCCAGGTAACCGCTTGCGGTTCCCTTGGTGTGATTTTTGACCTGGGCACTGCGGCGCACATCGAAACCGAAGATGTTGCCCAGAACGCCGCGGCGCAGCAGGTTTTGATCACCCGCATCGCCAACGTTGCTCAAAGCATCCAGGGTGCGCATCGCGGCGGCGGCAGTTGTGTTCTGCACAAACTGCAAATCGCCGGTGGGCGCGCCGTTATCTTCAAGGATCTTCAGTAGTTGCGCCAAAGCGGCCAACTTGGTGGTGCTGTCAAACGGGGTGGTACCGGCAGTGCCATACGCGCGGCTGGCCGCAACGTACAACGCAGCCAGATCGGCCTCAACCTCGTTGACCAGGGTGCGCATTGACTGCGCAAACTGATCGCGCAGGATCACATCATACAGCCCGCTCAACCCCTTTTGGTCGTTACCGGTCCAGAAGAAAGTGGTCGAACGCTCTTTGGTAATGGTCATGGAGTCGTTGCCAATGACGCTGTCTGACGGGTCTGGCCCGGTCGCAGCGGCGGCAACATCGTCCGCAGAATACGACGGCACGATCGGATAACTGACCGTTTGGCCTTTGGCTACCTGCTCAGGGCTTGCAAACAGGGTCACAGCCGGAATGAACCCGGTCAACTCGCGCAGGATGACATCGGCAGCAGCGTAGATGGTCGGGATCAGGTTGGTGAGTGTGTTAGCCATTTCTTTTTACCTCGCTAATCTTCGATTTTGCCGCCGGAGCGGACAAATTTTGCCCGGTCATCAAGCGGCAGCTTGTCATATTCCGAGCGTTTGATCATGGTAGGCTGGTTGCCCTCAGCCTCGGCGGGATTGTTCTGGGAAACAGGGACAAAGTTCTTGGCAATGTCGTTGGGCCGGTTGGCTTTCTGCATCGCTTCGTACATCGCAACGGCATCGGCGTGCTTGGCTTGTGCATCTTCCAGCGCAGAGCGCATCCCAAGTGCCTTTTCCTTGCTTTCGTCCGTTCCCTCGTTGATCAGGGCGTCAATTTCATGCGCGACGCGCTGCACATCATCGTTGGCCGCATTTACGGCGTCCAGGTAGGGTTTGAGATCAAGCATCGTTCTCTCCTTGTAAAATAAGGGTTACTTTTTGGCGCAGGGACTGCGTCTCGCGCTCTAATTCAGCCTTGCCCGCATCGCTGGATGCTGACCCGGCAAAACTCTCTGAAGGTTTCTTGCTGCCCAAAAGACGCGCAACAACAGCGTCAAGGGTTTCAACGCGGTCAGCCATGCCCAAGGCTACTGCGCGCTGCGCGCTGACCATTCTCCCCTCCCCAAATCCGCCGCGCACATCTTCGATGCTCACACCCCGCTGACGGGCCACCGCGGCCACAAAAGATGCATACGATTCGTCAACACTGGTCTGTATCGAAGACATCGCAGTTTCATCAAGCGGCTGGTATGGGTTGCCCTCCACTTTGTATTTTCCCTGGCTGATGATGGTCATTTTCACGCCATCCATCTCCAGGGCCTTGCTCACATCCTGATGCACCGCAAAAACACCGATCGAGCCAACTTCGCCAGAAGGCGAAACAGCAACCTCGTCCGCTGCGGTGCCTATCCAATAGGCAGCAGATGCCATTGTGTGGTTTGAAACAGCCACGATCGGCTTTTTCCCGCGTGCTGAATAGATGATGTCTGCGAGTTCCTGTACGCCGCCAACGTAACCGCCCGGGCTGTCAACATCCAGCACGATCGCGTCTATCTCAGGATCATCGACCAGGGCCATAAAGTCCTTGCCAAACTGCTCCGAGCTGGTCGCGCCCGATATTTGTGTCATCAGGTTTGCGCGCGGGAAGATCGTGCCAAACAACGGCAGCACCGCCACCCGCTCCACCTGCCGCGCCACGGGCCGTTTCCCACCGTGGATCGCTGCCTGCACGGCTTCAGCATCCAGCTTTTCGCCCATAGCGTGCCGGGCAACAACTTCTTCCAACACGGCCAGCTTTTCAGGCAAGATCGCCCAGGGTTTCTGTGAGAAAGCGCGCAAGACGTTAGTTTTCATTTGCAGGTGCTCCAATCGGCATAATGTTCCCGGCCATGTAATAGCGGTCGCCTTCATCGTAGGCGCTCCAATCTTCTTTCTCGCGCCCCTGGTTGGGTGTCATCTGCCCTGATCGAATGCGGATCTCGTTTGTTTCTGCCCTCGTTTTGGCATCCATGCGCAGCAAAGCATCCCGAATAAACCTGAAATACGTGTCTGTCTGCTCTTTTTGTGAAAGCCAGCGCACCCGCGCGCCCTCTTCCCAGGGCACAAGGAACGAATCGAGCGTCCCTTGCAGGTAATCATCGTTTTTCTGTTCGTTCGAAGAATAGGCTTCCTTGCCCCGGTTCAGTTTATATTCAGGCAGGCCGAAAAAGTTGCAAATATCGCGGTCCGTGGCATCGATGCTCTCCAAGAACTGTGCATCTTTCAACGGCATGTTGATCGGCTCAAACTTTGTAACTTTGTCGTCAAACACGGCCAGCCGATAGGCATTGCTCGCGCCGCTCATGGTAGATTCGTACTCATCACGAACCTTGAGCCTGGCTTCCCTGTTTAAATCTCCGGCCATCTGCACATACGCTGCCGGTAAAAAGCCCTGCGAGTACATCATCGACTGTGTTTTTCGGGCCGCCAGTTGCCGCCCAATCGTCTCACGCGCATACGCGATCACCCCCCGGCCAATAAAGCCGGTCTCATCTGGGTTGATCATCGTGTGCAAGATTTCCACCGCAGGGATATAAGCCGGGACGCTGTTTGAAAACAGGTGCCGGTACCAAAGATTTCCATCCAGGTCGAAAACGGGCATTGTTTTATTGGCAGGCAAGATCAACAGTTGCCGCGGCCCCTCGGTCGGGCTCCAGATATAGTTATTGCCATGAAACAACAGCCACTCGATCGATGCTTTTTTGAAGTGGAACGGCGTCCACCCCCAAATATTCGGGCTGACTTGCAGCAAATAAGCCATGTTGCGCGTCACCGGGTCAGCCTTCACCTGCTCAATCAACCGTCCATTGCGCCGAAATACCTGGAACGGCAGCTTGGCAACATCATCGCTGATGATGTTCTTGGCGCGGTAAGCCGTGGCCACACTCATGGCAGCCGTAATATCTACCCGCTCTCCCGAACTGGTGCGCATCCCATAACGCCAGGAATGATCTTCCAACGGCTGTCCACTCGAAGCCGGGGTAATCTCTTTTTGGGTGCTCAGGAATCGCTCAATTAACATGGTTAGCCTTTGCCTTTTCCCTGCCGAGCAGAACGCCAAAGGCGATCAATATCAGGCCGCCAATCAACCAGGCCAATATCGGGGTCAACTGCCACAGCCCATACAAAAAACATGCGCAGCCAGCCAGCACCAGGGCGTCATCTCCGTACAAAGCTATCAGCCGCTTAAACATGCTGAGCCTCGTACTGTCCAAACACGCTCACCAACGGCCCAGACATGGCCGCCAGGCGTTCAGGGTGCGGGCAGCTATTCCGAGCATCCTCCACCCAGGGCCGCAAATGATGCTCGAGCGGGTAATGAAATACAGGAACATCGTGGCTGTAAGGGTGACAATAAATCACATCGCCCTGGTACAGATCCATGCCGCACAAGATCACCGGGGCGCAGCCCATCCACAGCCCAAACCAGGCCGCCGTGTTCGAGCTGTAAAAACCCGTCCACACCTGCGCATCAAACTTCACATCCGATGTTGGGTCAGGGCTGACTCTGATCGCCTTTGTAGATCGCACGGCATCCAACAAAATCGGGTCGCTTTCGGGCTGGTCGTTGTAGACCATGAAATGCGGTTTGCAGTGATACAGCGCGTGATAATTGACCGCGATCAGAATGCAATCCTTGGGCAGCTTTTGCAAATCCCGCGGCAAACTCGGCCCGCCGCCAAGGATGGCAGCCGGTCGTCCTGCATAACGGTCTTTGTATTCCGAGATCTGCATAACGCTCCGTGATAGGCAAACAAAAACGCCCGACACACGCAGCCCAAAGGCTTTGTGTGTCGGGCGTCAATCTCCGACAAAGCTCGCGCAAGTGCGAGCGACTCAACTGCAAATAGTGTACAACTGTTCTGCAAAAAAAGCAAGCGTTTCTACAGAAACATCACCCTCGCTTTTCGAGAATAACATTCACGTTGCCATCACGCGTAAAATGCTGGCTGATAATCTTCCACGGCCTGGGCTGGTAGGTCTGATATCGTCCGTAATCCGGGTCAAAGTGTTCAAAGGTCAGTTCATCCACCGGGTTGCAATGGGTCGGGTCATGCAAAAACCCGTCGCTGGCCCCGTGTGGAGTTTCGATATCCAGCCGCGCGCCAGGCTTCAGCACCCTCCAGCACTCGTTCATAAACGCCATGAACGGGAATCGGGTGCCGGTTTCCGTTACACAACAGGGCGGAATATGCTCAATAATGTGCCAGGCCTTGGCTGCATCCACGCTGTCAGGCTCGATCGGCCACGGGTGCAGGTTCAAATCATGCACAATATCCACCCCTGGGCGCTTCTGCAAATCCATCCCTGTCCAATCTGAACCGTCTTTGTGATTGCCACATGCAATATCAAGTTTCATCAGACTCCTTCGGGCTAAAAGCCCCAACCTTCGTCCAAAATCGCCGCGCTCAGGTCAAGTTTGCTGTTATAAAACTGCGCGCGCGCCTGCGAGATCACCCAGGCCGCGGTCAAGTCGATGCGTTTGGTGCGAATCACGCTTTTCCCGCGCGACTCTTTTACGTATTTGATCTGCGCATTACCGTTTTTCACAATGCTTGTGTTTCCAAAACACCAGCGCGCTACCGGGTGAGGTTCGTGGGTCAGCTTGCCGTTCTTCATCAGCACTTCAATCTGGTTCATCGGGTCCGTCAGGGTCGCATAGTGCTGCGGAATATCCACGCAGATCATGTACTGCTGCTCGAGCCGCTGCAAAAGCATCGCCGCAAAGGTGCGGTCTGCTCCAAGCTCCTTAACGTTGTAGAGCTTTTTGTAGTCCAGAATGCGCTTTTCAACCACCGTGTAATCGACCACATCTCCCTCGGTCGCCGTGATCCAGTTATCGCGCTCCCACTGGTCATAGGGCACTTTGTCGGTGCGAATGCGCTCGAGCATATTGTTTTTGGGTATCCAGGCATCCCATATCACCCGCCAGTCAAGCTGATCCCCCTGCGGCGGGAAGATCAGCGCCGTTCCGGTCAGGTCGGTGGTAGAAGACAAGTCCAGGCCCACAAAACAATCTTTGCCGAGCAGGTCCCTGCGATCCCAAGTGCCCACGGTTGCATCAAACAGATCCACCGACAGCCAGGTGGTTAGCTTTGTCGTGATCCATTGGTTCAGGCGCAGCCAGCGGAACAAACGCTCCTCCGCCTTGCTTTGCATCGCCGAACTGGCCGCGGCCTGCACAGACTCCAGCGTGATTGTATGACCCAAACTGGGGTTTGCTTTTATCCAGTTTTCCGGGTTGTATATATCGTCGCCGTCGTATCCGAAAATCGTTACGTTCCACAACGCGTCAATAATATCGCCCGATAGTATCTTGCTCGCCTTTTCGTGTACCTCCCAACCAATCGATGCCCTATCAGGGTCATCCCCCGCAGTCGTGATGATCCACCAGATCGGCTGCGCGCGGGCGTCGCCTGCCCCAAACGTCATCACATCCCACAAATCCCGGTTGGGTTGGGCGTGCAGCTCATCAAAAATAACCGCGCTGGGGTTCAGCCCGTGTTTGGTAAATGCTTCGGCGCTCAACACCTGGTAATAACTGCCTGTGATCTTGTCGGTAATTCTGCGCTTGCTTTGGTTCAGTTTGGCGCGCTTCTTCAGCGCTGGCACCTGGTCGATCATATCCACTGCCACATCAAACACGATCGACGCCTGCGAGCGGTCTGCTGCGCACCCGTAAATCTCGCCCTTTATTTCGCCGTCTCCAAACAAGTGGTACAAACCCGCACCTGCGGCCAGCTCACTTTTTCCGTTTTTTTTGGGAATTTCTACGTAGATTTTTTGGTACTGTCGGTAGCCATCGGGGCGCAATGTGCCATACACATCCCTAACGATTTTGTCCTCCCAATCAAGCAGCGTGAATGGCTGACCATGAAACTTGCCTTTTGTATGTTTCAGGTTCTCAAAAAACTTTACTACATAATCCGCCTTTTTTGCATCGAACATCTACCATCACGCCTGCGAGTTCAACAACCTCGTCATCTCGTCTTCAGGCTCCTCCTTCGGCTTTTCAGACGGTGCAACACCGGCGCGGCTCCTGGGCGTCAGGTATAGACTCTGGCGCAGTTGCAGCAACAAAGCCCGCTTGCGGTCGACTCTCCCATCGATCTTGATAACCTTGTCATAAGCCCAATTCACCGCCTCCTGAGCCTTGATCCAAGTTTTGATATCAATACTTTCGGCGTCAGGATCGTCATTTTGCTGTTTCTGGAACGCTTCAAGGATCTGCTGTGCGCTTCTCCAACCATCCACCGAGGCCTTGCGCAGTTCGTCCAGTTCTTCGGTTTGCTCCAATAGCATGCAGTAATCGAGCAGCATACCCATGTCCAGGCGAGACACAATTTCAGCATCCAGTTCGTTGTACATGGAGATCAGGCGCCGCCACTCACGCGCCGCAACTGGGTGCTTTTTCAACGCCGCTGGCTCAGACTCTGGCAGCCTTCGCCGAGGCGTCATCGCAGACTCCGCCGAGGTTCTGGCCTCGGTTTCGGCGAGCGTGTCGTGTCGAACGTTCAATCCTGCTGGTTTTTTGGCTGGCATATTTGGGTTAGACCGGATTCTCCACATTGGGAATTTTTTTCACGTCGAGG